CTCGTCTGCGAGAAAAATTCCCCAATCAGGTTTCGGCCGGGTGGGGCCGGCAGGCAGAAAGGAGGCCGCCTCTATGGCGAAGCAGGCCAAAACCCTGGATTCCATGAGCAAAAATATGACCAAGGCCGAGCGTACTGCCAGGGCTGAAGCCGAAGCGGCCGTTATGCCGGATCGCTCCCGCGTGAATCTTAAAGCGCCGGCGTATGTTCGCAACGATAAGACTGCAGCCAAATACTGGCGCGGGATTCTCAAGCGCATGGAAGGGATCTCCCTCTTGGATGACCTGGACACAGAGATCCTTGCGGTCTATTGTTCTATGCTTGCCCGGCGTGATGCCACGCAGGCAATGTATGCGAAGCTCTTGAAAGAGTCCGAGGAAACCGATCTTGACAGCGAAGCCCTGGTGGCTGCCCTGGGTAAGATGGACGGTCTGCTTGTGAAGCTGCAGGGACAGGAGCGGTCTATTCTGCAATACGCCGACAAGCTGGGGCTGACGCCCTCCGGCCGTGTATCTTTGGCGCGGAAGCGGGCGGCAAAGGTAGCCAGCGAGGTCGGCGACGATGACGACCTTTTTGGAGATTGAGAGGTGTATGCTCATGAGAACAACGACGACTTTGGAAATGCGCCAGGTTGATGGCCTGGTGCCCTATGCTCGTAATGCACGAGCACACAGTGAGGATCAGATCCAGCAGTTAAGGGCAAGCCTGCGGGAATTCGGGTTTGTGGCGCCGCTGCTGATCGATGCCGATGGGAATATCATTGCAGGCCATGGGCGGCTGATTGCAGCCAAGGCCGAGGGGTATGTGGAAGTCCCCTGTGTCCTGGTTGAGCATCTGACTGAAGTGCAGCGCCGGGCCTATATTCTGGCGGATAACCGGCTTGCCGAGCAGGCATCCTGGGATGAGGAAATGCTGCAGCTGGAGCTGCAGGAACTGCGTGACGCAGGGTTTGACTTCACTTTGGCTGGGTTTGATGAAAGCGACCTCATGCTGGAGGAGTCGGAGGATGTGCAGGAGGATGATTATGCTGTATCGCTGCCAGTCGCGCCGGCCAGTGCTCCCGGTCAGATCTACCAGCTGGGCCGTCACCGGCTCATGTGTGGGGACGCCACCAAGAGCGCTGATATGGCGGCATTGTTAGCCGGTATCCGCGTTCATTTGCTGCTGACCGATCCCCCTTACAATGTCGATGTTACTGGCGGCACCAGCGAGCACTTGAAGATCCAGAATGACAATCAGTCTGATGATGATTTTCTGCTGTTTCTGGAGTCCTCTTTGGGCCACGCAAAGGCGGCCCTGGAGCCGGGTGCTTCGTTTTATATCTGGCACGCTGATGGCGAGCCTGGGCGAGTGTTCCGAAATGCCTGTTACTCATTGGGGTTGAAGGTGCGTCAATGCCTTGTGTGGGTGAAGAATAGCGCAACCCTTTCCCGGCAGGACTACCACTGGCAGCACGAGCCGTGTTTGCATGGGCAGGTAGAGCCGGAGGCCCTGGAGTGTGGCGAAACCTGGAACGCCCACGAGGCGTGTCTGTATGGCTGGAAAGATGGCGCCGCACATCTTTGGTGCAGTGACCGTAAGCAAACCACCGTGCTGGAGTATGACCGACCCACCAAGAGCGAGGAACACCCCACCATGAAGCCTGTACGGCTGTTTGGGTATCAGATCGCCAATTCGACGCGCCGGGATGCTGTTGTGCTTGACCCCTTTGCGGGGAGCGGTACCACCATCATTGCCTGTGAGCAACTGGGCCGGATCGCCTATGCGATGGAGTATGATCCTCGTTTTGTGGACGTGATCATCGACCGCTGGGAGAAATTTACCGGGGAGAAGGCGGTGCTGCTCTGTGAGTAAACCGCGCAAGAGCGTCGCTGCTCTGCGGGCCAGCGGAAGCCGGCACTACTCCAAAGAGCAGTTGGAGGAGCGGGAGGCCCGCGAGGTAAAAGCCCCACCCGCAAAAGAATTGGAGCCGCCCAGCTATTTGACCGAGAGCCTGGCGGAGAAGTTTCGCCAGCTGGCGCCTATCCTGATCAAAATGGGCGTGCTGTCCTCTCTGGATGCTGATGGATTGGCCCGATATCTGATTGCCGAGCAGAACTACCTGCGGGCGACGAATCGTCTGACAAAGGCCATGAATGCCGGCAACACAGCGGAGGCCGACAAGTGGTCGGCAATGCAGGATCGCTTCTTTCGCCAGTGCAGAGCTGCCGGATCTGATTTGGGGCTGACGGTGACCGGTCGTGCCCGGTTGGAGTTGCCGCCCGGTTATGAGCCTGATATTCCGACAGGAGAGGATGGTGACCTCTTTGGCGACGACTGAGACGACCAAGAAGGTGCGCCGGCAATCGGGCCTCCACCATCCTGTGAGCGTCTATGCCAAACAGGTTACCCAAGGCAAGCTGCACGATCTGTGCTGCGAATATGAGATTCTGGCCTGTCAGCGTCACCTCAATGACTTAAAGAGGCAGGGCACCAAGGATTTCCCTTATGTTTTCGATACCACGCGAGCAGACCGCATTATTCGTTGGTTTGGGCAGTGTATCCAAGTGCGTGGTGTTGAGCAGCGTGAGGCTATTCAGCTGCAGCCCTGGCAGGTTTTTGACCTGGGCTGTACTTACGGATGGGTGCATAAGGACACCGGCGCCCGACGCTTCAAGCGCACCTACAATAAGCGAGCGCGAGGAAACTTCAAGAGTACGGAAAAATCCGGCCAGGCTCTTTACCATATGTGCGGCGACGCTATGTACCCGCCCTATCAGCCAGAGTTGGCGGTATATGAGCAGGAGCCGGAGGTGGAGTGTGCTGCCGTCGACCGTTCCCAGGCTATGCGTGTTTTTGGCGATGCCAAGAAGATCGCAACCGCAAGCCCGAACATCGAGCGGCGCCTGTATATCCCACGATCCAACCCTGTCACCCATCGCACACGGGGCGGATATATGCGGGCGCTGTCCAAGGATACCAAGAATAAGGACTCCGGTGCTCCCAGCTACTTTGTTGTGGATGAGTACCACGCGCATCTGACCTCTGATATCTACGATATTGGCCTGAACTCCTTTGGTAAGCGGCCGCAAGCTCTGCTGGATGTGATCACCACGGCCGGTGACGATGCCCAGAGCAAGCCATGTTTCCGTGAGGAAACTTACGCCAAGCAGGTGCTGGACGGCGACGTGGTCGATGAGACCTACTTCGTGATGATCCGCGAGCTGGATGTAGGTGATAACCCGCACGACAAGAAGTTGTGGGCAAAACCAAACCCCTGTTTGCGTTATCCCAATGAGTATTCCAAATACTTACTGGAACAAATCGAAACGGAGTATACCGCAGCCTACGGCTCCAACGACCCCCACAAGATCAGGCAGTTCCTCACCCGCCGAATGTGCCAATGGCAGACCGGCAGCGTCAACCGCTATCTGGACGAAAACTGCATGACCCTGGCGCGGAAGGCTCAGATCCCCCGCGAAGCGTTTGCGCAGCTGACTGATGGCATGGAGTGCTGGTGCGGCTTTGACCTGGGCAAGCGAATCGACCTGTCCGGCGTGGGCGCCGTGTTCCTGCTGCAGGATGGCCGGGTGGGCATCAAAGCCCACGGCTTTATGCCGGAGAACGGAGCGCTGCGGCATGAGCACACAGACCGAATGCCCTATGTGGATTGGGCCAAGAGCGGGCATTGTACGCTTACCCCTGGCGACGTTACAGACAATTCCTATGTGGCCAACTGGATTGATGCCGGAAAGCGAGAGCACCGATGGAGCGTCCTGGAGGTTTGCTATGACGGTCACAATGCGACGGATCTCGCAATACGGCTCTGTGAGGAGGCCAACAACGAGGACTATTGCGTCGAGATCGCTCAGACCTGCGCGGGCCAGAATTTGGCCGTTAAGGGATTCCGCGAGCTGCTCTTGCAGGGACGAATCGTGCTGGAGGAAAACCCACTGCTGATCGTATGCCTGGCTAATGCCATCGAAATCAGCAACAACTACGGAGATCTCAAACTCTCCAAAAAACACAAAGACGATACCGAACGCATCGACCCTGTTGCTGCAGTTATGAATGCTTTGGCGCGGGCGCTGGTGCGAAGGAATAACCCCACGTTAGGTGACCGCATCGAACAGGGAACCTGGGGAATGTAAGCGGTGCCCGAATTGGGCACCGGAAGGGAGGCGGCGATGAAACGGCTGCTTAAAACTATGGGTGATCTGCTCCCCACCAGCTTGCTGGTGCTGGGGGCTATTGCCGTATCTGGCGGCATTGCCATGATCTATGTGCCGGCCGGCGTTATTGCCGCAGGCGCCCTGGCAATTATTGCAGGTGTGCTGCTGATCCAGGGAGGAGGTGAGACGAATGAGTAATCGCTTGGAGCGTGGTATCCGGGCCAATATGGGCCGGCCCCCGCGCATCCGTAACGACACCACGGTGTCCACGCTCACTGCAGCAGGGTATCCCAGCTCTGGGACGTTCCAGGATGCCAGCTCCACTGGAGCAATGAAGCTGTCAACCGTTGACCGCTGCATTGAGGTCTTGTCTGACTCCATGGGAAAGCTGCCTATCTATGTGATGGATCGGACAACCCGAAAGCGGGTTGAGAATCATCCTCTTAACGAGATGCTCACGCTTCGGCCTAATGAGGCACAGTCCCCGACCGTGGCAAAGAAGATGATCGAGGCAAACCGAAATTGCGGCGGTAACGGCTATGGCTGGATTATCCGCGACGGCGCTTCGCTTCGACCGAAGGAGTATTTGCCGGTACCCTATGAGCTGGTGACACCGTGGCTCGACACCAGCGGGAAATTGTGGTACACGGTGATTCATCCGTTTACGGGTGAAGTGATGACCGTCCACCGTATGGATATGATTCATACCATGGCGTTTACGCACAACGGCTATAAGGGCATCAGCGTGCTGTCCAGAGCAAGTGAGGTTGTAGGCGCGGCCAGAGCGGCGCAGCAGTATAACCTCAACTACTACGCAAATGGCGGGCAGCCGGCAGGCGTTTTGGAGACCGAATCCGATTTGAGCGGCACGGTGTCCATCAAGCTGGCCGACGGTACGACCGAGCAGATCAGCAAGAAGGATCTGATCCGTAACGAGTGGGAAAAGCGTCACTCTGGCCCTACCAACGCCCAGCGGGTGGCTATTTTGGATTATGGCCTGAAGTATACGCCCATCTCCATCAGCAACAAAGATGCGCAGTTTGTAGAACAGAGTGAGTTGTCCGTTCAGGACATCGCTCGGTTTTTTGGCGTTCCTCTCTATAAACTGCAGGCCGGCAAGCAGTCCTATAACTCCAACGAGCAGAACGCCATCGAGTATGTCGTTTCTACGCTGCACCCCATTGTGACGCAGTATGAGGAGGAATTGACCTGGAAGCTGCTGCCTGCGGCAGAGGCCGCCACTATGAAGATCCGAGTCAATATGATGGCGGAGCTGCGCGGCGACTTCACAAGCCGGGCGTCCTGGTATAAGGCTATGCGAGAAATTGGCGGATTTAGCGCCAATGACATCATGGCTCTGGAGGATATGCCCGATGTTGAGGGCGGCGATGAGCGATATGCTTCTCTGAACTATGTACCGCTGTCTGTCTGGCGGGAATTGAGCATCAAACGAAATGGAGGTACCGAATGAGAGTCCAACTGAATGGGGAGGTAATCCCCAGCGAGTATCAGTGGCTGTATGACTGGTTTGGTATCAGCGCCTTTTCGCCCGCTGTGGTGAGACAGGCGGTGGAAGCCAACCCGGCCGGGGAGGATTTGGAACTGGAGATCAACAGCGGCGGCGGCAGCGTCTTTGCCGGTTTTGAGATCTACAGCATCCTCCGGGCAGCCAAATGCAATACCGTGGCCATGGTGCAGAGCCTGGCTGCCAGTGCTGCATCCACCGTTATGGTCGGATGCCGGCGTGTTCTTCTTTCCCCGGTGGCCCAGGTGATGATCCATCTGCCGGCAACTCGCACCGAAGGGAACCAGCGCGACCACCAGGAGAGCCTGCAGATGCTGGATAGCATCACGCAGTCGATTCTGAATGGGTATCAGCTGCGTTGCGGCAACAAGGCCAGCCGGGAGCGGCTGGAAGATCTGATGAACGCCGAAACGTGGCTGCCGGCGCAGGATGCCATTGAACTGGGTTTGGCTGACGCCATTATGGTGGATGGAGAGGATGCAGATGCATCCGTTTTGCCGCTTAGTGTTGTCAACGCGGTGGGCGGCGGTATCCGCGCCCTGGCCACTAACGCGGTTTGCCGTGACCCTGCAGCGCTTATGGTGCAGTATCAGCAGATGGTTGCGGCAGGCATTAAGCCGGCCGCAGAGGGCCATCCTGTTGAATTGGCGCCCCCGGCCACTCCCGACGCAAAACCTGCACCCAGTAATTCTGTTGCCCCTGCAGACATGGAGTCTGCTGTAAGTGATGATTGGCGGAATGAGGCCCGCCTGACCATCGAAAAAAACCGATTTTCTTAAGGAGGAAAACGACTATGAGACGCAAACTTATTAACCTCGCAAACCAGCGTACCACCGCCCTGCAGGAGGCTGAAACCGCTCTGCAGGCAAACAACCAGGCCGACTATGAGTCTGCCATGGCCCGCGTGACCAATCTGAACACCGAGATTCAGCGTGTCCAGGATCTGGTCACTGAGCAGGAGCGTCAGATTGATCTGCGCCAGCCTTCCGCTGCCGAGGCCCGCGATATGGCCGAGGAGCGCGGCACCGCCCTGATGCGCGGTGACGCCGTCAACTTCACTGCAAGCGAAGTGCGCCGCGCAATCAACTCTGTCACGCTGGCTACCGGTACCCTGGTCACGCCTACCGGCGCCGGCAGCGAGATCCGTGATCCTGTTGGCAATGGCGTCAGCTCCATCGTCGATCAGGTCTTTGTTCAGGATCTGACCGGCATGACTTCTTTCCTGGAGCCTTATGTGATCGAGGAACTGAATGCCAATGGTGGCACCCCCGCCGATCTGGCCGGTACTGCCCGCACTGCCAGTGATCCCACCTTTGGCGTGGCTGAAATCAAGCCCTACGAGGTGAACGTGACCAGCTTCGTCGACCGCAACATCTCCCGCCTGTCCCCTGCGGACTACTACAACAAGATCTATGGAATGGCTATGCGTGCCCTGCGCCGCAAGGTGGCTGCCCTGATCGTTAACGGCGATGGTGCGGCCAGCCCCACGTTCTACGGCATTACCGGCGCCAAGAACAAGGCCGGCGCGAATATCTTCGCCGAGAAGGCTCTGGCCGGCATTGATGCTACCACTCTGGATGAGCTGTACTTCGCTTACGGCTCCGATGAAAGCCTGGGCGGCAACAGCCGCCTGCTGCTCACCAAGACCAACCTCAAGGCCATCGGCGCCCTGCGTGGTACCAATGAGAAGCAGCGCCTGTTTAAGATCTCTCCCGATGCCGGCAACGCCAACACCGGCGTGATCAGCGACGGTGGCGTGATCATCCCCTACACCCTGGTCAGCGACGTCGGCGACAGCACCCTGCTGTATGGCGATCCCGTCAACTTCGAGCTGGGCCTGTTTGGCGATTACTCTATCCGCGTGGATGAGTCCGTCAAGGCCGTGGAGCGCATGGTGGCCATCCTGGGTGACGCTTTTGTCGGCGGCAACCTGATTCGTCATCACGGCTTCGTTGTCGGTACCGTTGGTGCCGGCGAAGGCTAATAAAGGAGGATATAGCTATGGCTAAGAACGAAAACCCCGTCCCCGTTGAGGAGCTGCAGAAGCAGCTGGAAGATGCACAGGCCGCGAATGCGGCTGCGCAGGAGGAAAACGCAGTCCTGAAGGCTGAATTGGAGCAGCTGCAGCCCACCACCAAAGTTGCCGTCATTGACGCCAAAAAGGGCCTCAATATCCGCAGCGGCCCCGCCAAGACCTATGACATTCTGGCAACTCTGCCCAACGGCACTACCGTGGAAATTCAGCAGCTGCCTGGCAAGGTTGAAGTGCCCGGCTGGGCGCTGATCCAGGTGGGCGATTACATCGGCTGGGCGATGGTGGAGTTCCTGAAGGCTGTGGAGTAAGCCCAGCCGCAGGAGGTATTCATTATGGCCACTATCACTGATGAAGAGCTGAAGGCAGTTAAACAGTTCATGAAGCTGGACGGCGTTGATGATGACGATGATGTCGTCAAGGCTTTGTATGCCGCAGCGAAGATCTATCTGAAGAATGGCGGAGTCACTCTGCCGGATGAAGATCCTGAACTGTATAACCTTGCTCTTTGGAGTTTGACACTCCATTATTACGACCACCGGGACGCCGTTGGCAATGAGGCTGCCATCCCGATTGGCCTGCGGCCCATCATCAACCAGCTGAAGCAGGATGCGGAGATTCTCCGTAGCATCAGCACTTAACAGGCCAGAGCGAATGAGCGCCGGAGCCACCCCCGCAAGGGGCGGCTCCGGTTTTTTCGTTTCCGGGAAAGGAGGCAAGCATGATTGACCCCGGCAAAATGCGGCACCGCATTACGATCCAAGAATTTACCGGTGCGGCCGACAGCTTTGGAGATCCTCTGCAGCGTGACGACGCTGAATGGAAAGATGTGACCACCCTCTGGGCGGCCATTGATCCGGTCAGTGGTAAGGAGTTTTATGCAGCTGAGCAGAGCCAGAGCGAGGTTACCCACAAGATGCGCTGCAGGTATCGAGCGGGCCTGACCACGGCCATGCGGATTAAATACGGCAGCCGTAAATTCAAGATTATTTCCATCATCAATTGGGAGGAACGCGGTGAGAGCCTGCTGATCATGAGCAAGGAGCTGGTGCCCTGATGGCCAATGCAAAGCTGACTTTTTACCTGAATGATCTCCCGAAGTTCTACGCAACGCTCAACCGCGTCGAGAAGGTGCCGCAGCGGGCCGTTACCAAAGCGGCGGGCAAAGGAGCCACCGTTGTGCGAAAAGCTGTGCGCGGTACCGTGCCGGTTGATACCGGCGCTCTGAAGCGCGGTATCGTCCGTAAAGGCGAGCGCAGCCGAGTGAAGGGAAAAAAAGTCTACGATCTGATGTTTGATCCTGGCATGAACGACGTCTTTCAGAAGCCTATCAAAAATCCCGGCGAGGCTGGCGGAGGAAGTAAGAAGGGCTATTACCCCGCTTCGATGGAATACGGCTTTCTCACCCGCAGTAAGGGCGGGGGCTTGAGTTACGTCCCCGGCTATCACTTCATGCGTGAAGCTGCAGAGAGCAGTGCGTTCCCGGCCAAACAGGCCACGATTAAGGCGTTCACCGCCGAAATGGAGAAGGAGTGGAGAAAATGACGCCCGAACAGGCTATTTTGACCGTTCTGGAGCCGATAGACGGACTCCGGGGCAAGGTATACCCCGCTGAAGCGCTGAAAAACGCTACAGCACCCTTTGTTTTTTACCTGCAGCACTCGGACGATGAGGAAGAGACCCTGGAAGGGCCGACCGGCCTCATGTCTGCAGTCTTTGAGATCAACTGTGTCGCACAGAGCTATGCCACATTGATTTGGCTTGTAGGCGCCGTGCGACCGGCCCTGCAGTCTATGCAGGGCAATACCTATGAAGGGCTGCTCATTGAGCGGGCCAGCGTCCGGCAGGCTTCCCCGGACTTGAAGGAAAAGGAAGTCGGATTATATCGACGGATGCTCCACCTGGAGATCCATTATCAGAAGGAGGAAAACAGCAATGAGTAAATCCAATTCTGTCGGCACCAAGCTGATTGTGAACGGTAAGACCGTGGGTGGCCTTACCAGCATCGGTGGCATTGAGGTCACCGCAGAGTCTATCGACGTGACCGATCTGGCCAACGAAGACGGTTACCGCGAGAAGCTGCCCGGCTTCAAGGATGCCGGCGAAGTTACCGGCTCCGGCTATCTGGACGGCGAGGATGAGGGCCAGGATGAGTGCTACGCTCTGCTGGCCAGCGGCGATGTGGTTGATTGCTCCATCGTATTCCCGGCCAAAATCGGCAAGACTTGGTCGTTTAAGGCCGGCCTTACCAAGTTTACCACCGGCGCAGACCTGGAAGATGCCGTGACCTTTGAGATCGCGCTGGCCGTGTCTGGCAAGCCCACGCTGGCCGCCACCGATGCGGCCGAGGGCTAAGGAGGTAGTTTATGAACAACGACCGTAACGACGTGGTAATCCTTGAACTGGATCGTCCCCGTACCCTGCGTCTGGGCCACAAGGCTCTGAAGCGCTTTTCTGCTCTGACCGAGTGCTCCATGACGGAGATGGAGGCTGCTGTGCAGCGCTATGACAAACTGTCTGCGCTGGCGTATGTAATGCTCTCCGAGGAAGATCCGACTCTGACGCCGGAGCAGGTGGACGATCTGCTGGATAAGGTGTCCATCAAGAAGATCAGCGACGCTTGCTCCAAGGCCATTGAGGCTGCATTTGTGGATGAGGCTGCGGAGGAGGAGACCAGCGACCCTCTCCAGGCGGCTGGGACTGGCACCGAAGTCTGAGCCTTGCCGCCTCTCTGGGCATTGGCCTCCGGGAATGGGAGCGAATGACGCCGGTGGAGCTAAATATCTACGCCAGAGCCTATGCGGATCAGCGAAAGCAGGAGCAGCGTTTGCAGGTAGCAAACATCTACTCTTTGGCTGCTCTGATCCGCAGCATGGTGTGGAGCAAGCACCCCCCGAGCTTTGACCGCGTATTCCCTGAAGCCAAGGCCGATAAGAAGCAAGAAATAATGACAGATGATCAGATGTACGCCATGGTCAAGGGCTTAAATGCCCTCTATGGCGGGAAGGAGGTGGACTGATGGCTGTCGTAAAGAATTTGATGGTGCGAGCCGGTGCAGATTTCTCGGCGATCACCAAGCAGGCCAACAAGGCCAAGTCCTCCATGAGCGGGATGCAGACCAGCGTGAGCAAGTCCTGCGCCCGCATGACAGCTGCAGTATCCGGGCTGAATAAAGTCTTTGGCGCCCTGGGCGTGTCGTTGTCTGTGGCCGCCATTGTCAGCTTCAGCAAGAGCGCAAAAGCGGCCTATGATGAGCAGACTGAGGCCAGCGCCAAGCTGGCCCAGGTTATGAGAAACACCATGGGCGCCAGGGCGGAGGAAGTCAAGAGCATCGAGGATCTGATCGATGCCCAAGAGCGCCTTGGTGTTGTAGATGGAGCAGTTCAGACGGAGGCTGCGCAGGAGCTGGCAACTTATCTCACTTTGAGCAAGTCCCTGAAAACGCTGCTACCTGTCCTGAACGACATGATCGCGCAGCAGTATGGCATTGGCGCTTCCGCAGAGAGTGCTGTGTCAATCGCGACCATGATGGGCAAGGTCATGAACGGCCAAACCTCGGCCTTGTCCAGATATGGCTATAGCTTCACTGCTGCGCAAGAGGCTGTTCTGAAGTATGGCACAGAGGCCCAGCGTGCTGCTGTGCTTGCGGAAGTCGTATCGCAGTCGGTTGGCGGCATGAATGCGGCTCTCGCAGCGACGCCAAACGGCAGAATGGAGCAGCTTAACTTTACCCTGGGGAAGATTCAGGAAAGCTTTGGGCAGGCAGTGAGCAGCATAGGCGTGCTGTTCCTGCCCGCCTTGAATGCTGTTTGCAATGTGTTGGCCACAATGGCCACTCTGGCGAACAAAGTGGCGCAGGCCCTTGCCAATGTCTTTGGCTCCAGCAGCTCTGCGGCCGCAACTACAGTATCCTACACGGCGGCGGCCGCCAGTGGCATGAGCGACCTTGCCGAAGAGGCCGAGGCCGCAGGCGGCGCAGCGAAGAGCCTGGGCACCTACAGTTTCGACACCCTGCAGAAAATGTCCGGTACCGCTTCGTCCGGAGGCGCCGCTGAGAGCGGCGATACCGGAGCCGGTGGTGGCGGAGTAATCAGCGAATCGACCGCAGGCGCGGCGGAAGCTGGCGAAAGTGTCGGTATGCTGGAGCGGGCTTTGTCACGGATCAAGGAAACCGTTGCAGGACTCAATTTTGAGCCGCTGACGGCCTCTTTGACTCGACTTAAGCAAGCGGTTGCCCCCTTGACACAGGGGCTGTTTGCGGGAATTTCCTGGGCTTATGACAACATTTTTGTCCCGCTGGCTACTTGGACGGTGACGGACGCAGCACCGGCATTCCTTGATATGCTGGCAGCTGCGGCGGGTGTCCTTTCGGCCGCCCTCTCTGCGCTGCAGCCCCTTGCTGGCTGGCTCTGGACAAACTTCCTTGTTCCGATTGCGACCTGGACAGGCGGGGCCATCGTGACGGTGCTGGAGGGGCTGACAACGGCCCTGCAGGGCATCAGCGGTTGGATCTCTCAAAACCAGGCGCTTGTGCAAGGCATGACGATTACTGTGGCCGCGTTCTTTGCGGTCTGGAAGGCGACCAGCCTTGCTGAGTTCATCATTAACGCCGGTGGCGTTGCCGCAATTATCCCGAAGATCACAAGTGCCCTGAAAGCCTGCACGATTGCCAAAATCGCGGATAAAGCACAGACGGCAGCGATCTGCGCTCTCTATGTGAAGGATTGGGCTGTTGCGCTGGCTGGCAATGTCGCTGCCATTGCAAAAGATATCGCCGCATGGATCGCTCTCCGAGCTGAATGGATTGCCGGCAAAGCCGCCCTGGTGGCCAGCACGGTTGCACAAGCTGCGCACACTGCAGCATCCTGGGCAGGCACGGCGGCAACCACGGCTCTGGGCGTAGCCATGAATGTGCTTTGTTCCCCAATTACCCTTGTTATTGCCGCGATTGCGGCCCTGGTGGCCGGTATCATTCTGCTGGTGAAGAATTGGGATACCGTCAAAGCTGCCGGCGCGGCCGCTTGGGAGGGCATCAAAACTGCGTGGAACGTGGCCAGCTCCTGGTTTACCACCAGCGTTGCTGAGCCGGTGAAAAACGCCTGGAACGGTGCCATGTCTAAGCTGAAGGAATGGGGCAGCAATGCATGGTCGAACATCAAGGATGTCTGGAGCAAAGCCAGTTCCTGGTTTACTACCAATGTTACGACGCCTATTTCCAACGGTTTCCGCAATTTCGCCAATGGCATCATCGGCTTCTTTGAAGGTCTGGTGAACAAAGCCATCGATGGTATCAACAGCATCATCGGCGCATTTAACCGGATTTCTTTCACCATCCCCGATTGGGTGCCGGTGATCGGCGGTAATACCTGGGGCTTCAACCTGGCTACCGTTCCCAACATCACGCTGCCGAGGCTGGCAGAGGGCGCCGTATTCGAGGGTAATAACCCGTATCTGGCTATCGTGAATGATCAGAAGCACGGCATCAACGTCGAGTCGCCCCTGTCCACTATCGTCGAAGCAATGATGATTGCCCTGCAGTCCGTGAATTTCGGCGACGACATCCAGGTAAATGTCCGTGCGGTCTTTGATGGTCAGCTGGCGGCTCTGGCCAGGCTGCTCCGTCCGTATTTCGAGGCTGACGCCAAGAGAGTGGGCAACAAGGCGTCCACGGCAAAGGCGGTGGTTTGATGCAGAATCTGATTTGTATTAACGGCCGCTACTACAATGCGGCAATTACCTCTCTAAAGCGTACCCACGATATTACGGACGGCGACAACGCCGGACGCACGAAACCCCCACTGGCGGAAATGATTCGTGATGTTGTTGGCACTTTCATCTCCTATACGGCCACCTTTGAGGTGACCAGCGGAGATGTCGGTGAGTATGACGACATGATTCTGACGCTCTCCCAGCCTGTTGACTACATCCCCATTACCATGCCCTACGGGCAGGGAAGCATCAGCTTTGATGCCTACATCTCGAAGGTAGAGGATGAGCTGAAGAGCAACATCGGCGGAAAGCGCCGCTGGGGAAATTGTAAGGTTACTTTTACCCCTATGCGAGCACAGATCAAACCTTGAGTGCGGTGCCCAATTCGGGCACCGCCTCCGGGCGCAGAAAGGAGATGACGCTGTGCCTGATTTGACAATTACCTATAGCGATGAACCTGTCGGAGCCAGAGAGGCAACAACGCCCTCCACGGATGACCTGCAGGATTTTTGCAATCTCGGAGATATTCTTCTGGAGGATAACACTGCGCCGCAGCACGCCACCTTTGAAGACGGATATTGGGTGCTTGGCACGGACTATAAGCTGTTTCCTGATCAGCCGAAGGGGTTGACTTGGGGGCTGTTTTCAAAGCAGATCAGCGGCGAAGACGGCTCCTTTGAGCGGCCTGTAACGCTGGTATTGGTGATGTCGGCACTGTACAGCTCCATTGGCTTGACATTGGAGTTTGACCCCTATGGCCCCACGTGGTGCTGTGACCTGGAGATCGCATGGTGGCGCAATGGTGAGGTGATCCGGACGCAGGCATTTGCCCCGGATAGCTGGCAGTATGTTTGCCTTTGCGAAGTTCACAGCTTCGATATGGTGACCATCACATTCAATAAGATGTCTGCGGCATATCGCTTTTTGAAGCTGCAGTCGATGACCTATGGCATTACGCGCATTTTCAATTCCGAAGAATGCTACAGCACAGACATCTTTCAGGACACTGATCTGCTCAGCGACACGGTATCTGTAAACACGCTGGATTTCGTCTTGCGGAATAAATCTGCGGTTGACTTTCTTTTCCAACGCAAGCAGCCCCTGCAGGCGAAATACGGCACGGAACTGCTGGGTGTCTACTACATTTCCACTGCAAAGAAGCTTGGCCAAAACCGCTACGACATTCATGCGGTGGATTTGGTCGGGCTGGCCGAAATGGCCAACAATCACCAGGGCGGCTTTTACAACGGTGTCCGGGCGGACACCCTGATCGCTGATATCTTGGGCGAGGACATTCCCTGGAAGATGGACGAAGATCTTGCCGGCGTACTGCTCTATGGGCACCTGCCCATTGCAAGCCGAAGGGATAACCTCCAGCAAGTCGCTTTTGCCCTTTCCGCGATGGTTTGTACCGGCCACAGGTCTTTCATTGAGATCACCAAGCCTACCATGGTGCTGCAGGGCAGCTTTGATAACCCTAAAGGCTACGAGAATGGCGCTGTCAGCTCCGGTACGCTGGTTACTTCGGTGCAGGTTACGGCACACATCTATGTGCTGTCGGAAGAGTCCACCAATCTCTATGATGATGTGCTGGACGGCATGACCACACTGGAGTTTAGCGAGCCGGTTGCGAATCTGGAGATCAGTGGCGGCACTATTGTGGAGAGCAATGCAAACAGGGCTGTCATCCAAGGCACGGGTGAGCAGGTCGTTCTGACCGGCTATGAGTACAAGCACATCAAAGAGGTATACGCAAAGGACAATCCGCTGCGGAATGCCAACGATGCCGACAACGTCGTGTCATATGATGAGATGACGCTGGTGTCCCCACACAATGTGGCTGATGTCCTGGCTGCGTGCTACGCCTACAATTTGAGGCTGGATACCATCGAGGGCAAAGTGCTGACAACAGCCGAGCGCCCTGGCGATTACGTTGAGATCCTCACCGATGCCGATGGCGTCAAGCGGGGGCATCTGCTCTCTCTGGACTATGTACCGACAACCAAGCTGGCGGCCGACGCGGTCATTGTGGCCGACTATGAAGGAGATGATGCCGGATGAGCATTCTTGATACCCTGATTACCGGCCGGGTACCCGGTGCCACCTACGACTGGAGCGATATGAATCGCGTCGCAGACGCCATGGAGTATGTAGCTGAACGGCTGCGCTCGTGTGGCTGGAACGTGGAGGTGAAACCCAGGCGCTTCACCAGAGAAGATTTCCCCACACCAGCAATCTTTTCTTATTACCTCAAGCAGCTCCGGAAGCTGCGCAATACCCTCACGCTGTTTATCACTACGCCGGCCGTGCCCGGCGTCAGCCTCGCCCGGCCTTACATGACTGTTCAGGAGGCCAACGATATAGAGAAGATCCTCTTGGACATTGAGGACATGGTGACGCGCACCGAAGCAGCGTATTACTACAGCGGCGATGTGTTCGCCGGGGAGGTGTAACCCTTGAAAGACAGACAACCCTTAAAGCCAAACCGCGTCCTGGTGACGCCGGAGAACGGTGCAGCGCCGTTTTACGCCACGATCACGCGGGCAGATGAGCCTGCGGAGGAAGGGCATCGGCTGAACAAGTACACGCTGCTGAAGGACATCACCTGCGGTATGCTGGGCCTCGATCCGGAAACTGCGGTACCCGATGATGCGCTGCAGATGCTTGCGGCGCTGGCCTCCAGCGGTGGTAGCGGCTCTGGCGATGTTGGCGAGTTGGAAGATCTCACTGTGAAGATTGGAACGCTCACCAACGCCGGCGCCGGCTGGAACAGCTACAAGTTTCCGGAGGCGATGGAAGCAGCACCGCAGGTGGTGCTTCAGCCGGTAAATTTCTCCGGCTGGGTGGAGATCAAGAGCGTCACAGCAGAAGGTTTCCTCTATTGCCTGCGGCAGCCGACCTATACGGATGGCAGCGTCACAACCGGATCTTACTACACGGCAAGCGGCACATCGTCCAGCAGTGCCCATGCTGCCAACACCCTGGTAGGTGCGGTTACATTGCCCACAGCGGAAAACAAAACCACGGCCGAAGCCGTGGAGATCATCTGGATCGCAATCGAATTCAATGGAGGTGACGACTGATGCTGAGTGTAAGCGCACTCGACTTCATCAACTACAAAAATGCCTTGAAGGGTAATTACCGGAAAGGCCTCCACACATTCCGGTGTATTCTGGAAAACCCCACTCAGGCGGAGAATTTCGCGACAAACCTGGGCGGGGTATGTGTGGTGCTGGGTGTCCCTATTGGGCAGGATGACCGCAACAGCGCGGAGCTGCTTGCCTTGCTGCTGGCGAGCGATGTGGTCGACACCGCAACACTGACGTGGATGTCGCAATGGTATGCGGACTACTGCGACGATTGGGACACGCTGGCGTCTGATATCGACCGATGCACTACGATGGCAGAAACTGATCTGATGTGGCGCTCTGTTGGCGCAGGCCCGGTTGGTGCGGCAAAGGTTATTGCCACGCTGGCAGGGCTGGCTTGTGCAGACTACGCCGATATGACTGAACTTGCTGCCTCTCAGACCGCTATAAC